AAAAGAGGTCCCCCTTACAGTCCCCAAGGACTTAATATTCCAAAGGCGAGAGGGGGGGAGGTCTTACACCCTAAAGAGCTGCCTCACTCTGTAAATAAATCAAACCATTCGTTAACATAACTCTTCCAATTATCATCAACGCAACGACTTAAACATTCTTCCTTACTCTCGTCAATGAATACTAACTCTGCTCCAAGTAACTTGCTTAATCTTTCTCTATCACTAGCTAAAGGATATGTACCAATAACATAAGCATTACGCCACATACCACATCTAGTCTTAATCATATCTAGTAGTGTATCTCTAACACCAAAGGCATTACTCTTTAATCTATTAGGCTTATGATACTTATCACTCTTACATATACATTCCCATATACTATCCATGTCTACTATTAAATCATCAGGATAAGCTACTTCATTAACCCATGTACTCTTACCACTACAAGGACTACCATATACTATATACACACGTTGTTTGAAACCCTCAAATCTAGCGTGTATTTTATTATGGCACTTATGATGTATGAGCATTATCTTATCAGGGTTAAGACTTATTCTATAATCATTAACGTTAGCTTCTGTTAGTTCATCAACATGGTGTCCTATGCAATCATATTTCTTAACTATAGGTAATCCACAATAAGCACATATTAATTCACCATCAGAATTGACACGCTCTAATTTAAGCTGCTCAAGTAAATTTAACCATTCTTTAGACTTATAGAAATTATCTAATGTAAACATTAGCTAACCTTCATAAGTAATAATTTATAAACAGCTTCAAAATTATTATTGTTAAATATTCTTATATCTGCATTTCTTAATTGAACTAATAAATCATAAGTTGTTCCAAAAGCATTATAATTATAAATTGTACTTGCTTGTGTATTTCCAATACTTACAACAACACAATTATCTTTTGTAAATCCACTAGGATAACTAATTATTGATTCATTATTTTCAGCTACTGTTCCCGTTAATACTTTAAAATTACTAGCTGGAACTGCTCCAACTGAACTTGCTGTTACATCAATAGTTTTTGCAGCTGAACCATCATAACCACCTTGTGAAGTTCCATTTAATTTAACTGTTAATGCGTTAGGATTTTTTAAACTTGTAGGAAAATCAGTTATTTGTGATTTTGTATGTGTATGACTAGTATTTGCCTTACCAGCTAAACCACCATTAACAGCTTCAATACTAGGTGCGTTAGTATGTTTATCATCTGTAGTATTTAAACTATCAATAATTACACCACCATTATCAGCAAGTGGTGTAACTGATACTTTTTTTATTGCTTTCATTTAATCACCTCTTTTAATTTGTTATATAAGCGATACTTGCTATAATAGGCTGATTAGATTTTAATGAAACAGGAGAATACCAAATATATAAATCACCATTAATATTAATTCTTAATCTTAATGGTGTAAATTTACTAGATCCATCATAAGCAATTGCTACAAATTGACTATTTTTTGTAGGGTTTGGAAAACCAGATGCTATTAATATAGATGATGAACCATTTGCTGTTGTATCAGTAGTTGGTGATATTACAATATTAGCTTGGCATATATTTCCAATTATCGTATAATCTAATGTTTCAGCCGTATAACCACTTGCTGGAGTTGCAACTCCTGAATATTTTTTTGACATTTCTTGCATATTTAAATATGGTGTATAACTTGTATCGTCATCATAGCTTACTAATAATTTTGTTTTATAAGTTGTTCCACTTGTTGATGGATTTACACCAAATCTTATAACAATATATTTAGCATTACTAGGTATTTGATATGTTGATGATGTTAATTTACTATAACCTAGTGATTTTTTATTACTGTCATATGCTGTCACATATATATTATTAAAGGTTGAATTTGATGGAGCAATCGTTATTTGCTTACCACCTTGTACTTCAATAAGTTTACCTCTTGTTTCATCATACTTACTGTCTTTTGTTGTAACATTACCTAAATACATATCAGCACCAGTTGAAACAAATGTATATTCATCATTGTTTAATGAAACAGAACAATTACTCTTTACCCAATTAGAATTAAGTTCAGGTCTATAAATATTTCTACTAACAACATTAGTTAAAACAGCGTCAGTATTTTCAAATACAAGTGAATTGTCTACTTCTTCGAATCCACCTGGAATTGTATCACCATCAAAATTAAATATACTTCCATTAGGTACGCCATAACTTTTAGCTTGTTCTGCTGCTTCATCTTCAATTGCAGTTAAAATTTGTGATTTATTCATAGATTCTTCTTTACAGAAATCTTCACAAATAACATACACTTTTTCATGACAATCTCTTGTCAAATAATTATATAAAACAGCTGTATCATCTATTTCAGTAACTGTTCCAAAATCATCAGGTAATGTAAAATTAGTTAAATTAGTAACTATTCCACTACTATTTCTTAAATAAAATATATTAATAGTGTCATTATAATGATAATAACCAACACTACATTCTCCTGTTTGTCCTTCAACTGTCATTTTATTTTCAGCTATATATTTATCATCAGTAACTTTAGCTATAATTTTTTGTTCAGTTATTTCAGTTGTATCTGGTATAGAACATGTTATTTTTCTTCCGTTCAAATCAGTTCCAACAATAATTGTATGATTCATATAATCTCCTCCTTACATTAATAATTTTATAAGTTCTGTTGAAAAATATAATTAGGGGTTTATTATATTTCTCAACAGAGCTTATAAACTCTGTTCCACCAACTATAAAAGTTAAGGTGCTGTATAAAAGAATAAAAAAGGTTTTACACAGTGCTTTTAATAAGCACCTGACTAATGATACAGCCATCTAGGACGATCCTGTCGTTCGGGGAATTGCACCGCCTCTTCTTACATATCATCAGTCAGCTACTTATTAAAGTAGCTTGTGAAATATTTCACATAAACACATAGACTTATAAATCCCTCAATGATTAAATACATTTTCATTATGCTATGCTATTACTAAAATAAGAATATCTACCAAGCTTCATTTTCTGCTTGTTTTTCTTTTAATTCTAATTCACGTTTTTTGAGTTCTAAATTCTGCGGATCACGTGTCCAACCCTCATCTTTAGCCCAATGTTGTAATAAAACAAGTCCAGCTGCTGTATCAGGTAAAGCTGTTTTTGTAGTTATTTCTGTACGAACTAATTTAGCTGGAATAATAACATCCCCATCTTCATATTCAATTCGTTGTGTAATAACTTTCTTTTCTTCATACTGAAAACCTTTAGCTCGTTTTAACATTGCAGCTTTAATTTCTTCAACAGGTTTCTTTCGTCCTTTTTTTAATAGGTCGGAAAATTCCTTATTCTTAGCTTTATAATCATAAAATGTACTTTTATGAATTCCAAGATTATTCCAAATCTCTTTTTCTGTTGCTCCTAAACTAAGCCATTCTTTTATCTCATCAAATCTTGATTTTACATGAGTTTCATATTTACTTTTTCGTCCAACATTACTCATCAAGAAACACCTTCTTTCTCATATTCCCAAAGGTATCCATGAGTGATGTTTCTTTTATGTTCACAAACTCTTTGAATCATTCTTCTGCCTATATTTGTTTCTCTTTCAGCTTCTGCTAATGAATTAAATCTCGCAATAATGTTTTTATTTTTATCTAATTGAATCACAACTCTGCTATTGGGTTGATTTAATTTAATTCTTTCAATTGTTTCTTTTGAAAGTTTTTTACCTTTACTTCTTGATTTTCCTTTGTTGGACATTGATATTTTTTGTTTATGTTCTTCACTAAGTGGAATACCTTTTCTATATGACGGTTTACCTTTTAATAAACCTTTATGAGATTCACTTAATTTTTTTCTAGTTTCTTCAGAAAATATATTAATTTCTCCACCAGAGCAAATATTATAACCAAATTTATATTGATTACTTTTATACTTGCTAATCAATTCTATTTCTTTTTTACAAGCTTCTTCTTTGCTCAATCCTTCACATAATATTTCATGTTTGAAATTATCCCAACCATATTTTAATATAGCTCTATAAAAATGTTCATTGTTATTATATTTATTTCCATTTTTACCCCAACGATATTCTGGTTTATTTTGTGAAGTTATACCAATATAAACTTTTCCACTTGGTGAAGTATGTTTATAAACAAAATATTTACTTGGTGCTCCTCTAGTTTTAGCCATACCATCACATCTTTTTTAAATCATCAATATTAAATGCAGTATTTAAACCATTTCCTAAAACAGCACGTTTACCTACTAGCTCAATTACTGGATAAATATTATCTAGTACAAAACTAGCTAATTTTACACCATCATAACTAATAGCTTTTAAAGGTTTTACATTATCGCCAACTTTAATTTGTTCAACTTTAGCTGTATTACCAATAATACAATTATCATTGATCCATCCAGTTCCATTTCCAATTAAATATGGATTTTTAGCTCCAGATACTATCTTTGTGATAATTCCATTTTTATATATTGGTTTTAAAGCTTGTTCACTAGAACTTGAAGCATAAATTGTATGATAACTTACATTATCACCAACATTATATTTTGTACTAGGTTCTGGTATAGGTTCAACTGGTTTAGTTTCCATATATGATTCGATCATTTTTAAGAATCTATCCCAACCCATATCTAAAGTTCTATGTGGACAATATTTACTGTTGAAGTCTTGATGTTTTTTAACTTTTTCAATCCCCCAACCTTTTTCTTTTAAAATACTTGCTATAAATTCAGCAGCATTTTGTTCAGCTTTAATAAATCTATCTCCACCAGATTTAGAATAGCAAATTTCAATAGCTATACCTTTTCTATTACCATTTCCATTAACACCATCTCCAGCGTTCCAAGTATTTCTATTTGTAGGTATTCCTTGAACAATACAATTATCATCTACAGCATAATGAAATGATACTTGATTATCGTTTCTGATCATATAAGCTATTTCATTTACTGCTGGAGCGTCATTTGCAGTATTATGTACTACTACAAATTCTGGTGTCATTTCGTATGGACATTTAATACTATATTTATCTTCACTTACTAAATTCTTTTTAATTTCTACCATAAGTTACCCCTCCTTTTTAATTTTAATTAAATCAGCTATTCCTCCAGCTCCCATTGTAGCTGTTAAACATAAAACAATTGATTGTAATAAATCAGTTTCTATTTTGCAAAAATAACAAATAGCTGCACTGATTAATCCAATTACAACGTTTTGTAAAGGAATAAATTTGTTTGGAATACTATCAATAAATGTTTTTGTGATAGCTCCTAATACATAAGCAACTATTCCTACAATTACAACATAAGTAATTTCCATATCATTTTCCTCCTTTCTCTAGATCACTAATTCTATGATTAATTACTTTTATTTGTTCTTCAACAACAGGCATACGTCTTGCAAATCCGTTATGCTCTCTTACTTCTCTCGTTAATTCTTCAATCTTTGTATCAGTCACTGCTTGATTTTTAGTAACTTCTACTTTAATATCATTTACTACTTTTTTATTACTAGTTAAATTAGTTACAAGAACACCAGCAAATGCTAACCCACCTGTTATTAGAGAACATATAATAGCTTCACTCACTTGCCACCTCCTTGTATCCTAAAATTTTACAGTTATCCTTAATATTATTGTAGCATAACTTTTTCACTATGTCAATACCATACATTTTAAAATTTGTCAAGATTAAAATTTTACAAATGGACAAGTTAAAAATATACATAGTAATTTTTGGAAAAAAAAAAATAAAAATTTCAAATTTTTTTCTTAAACTCCCCTACTCCGAAAAAATAAACCTTAAAAGAGTGCAATAGACTGCTCCCCCAAGCTTGTCTTTACCAAATAGGGTAGAGTGGACAAAATAAAAAGAGCTTATTTTTTAAGCTCTAAATATTTTAACAAAATATCTTCTAAATATAATTTTTCATAACCACTATTAAATTTTTCATTTAACCAATTTTCAAATTTATCTTCTTGTCTAGGATTAGTTATTATGATTTCCTCTCCAATTAATTCAATTTTAGCTTCTGATCCATCTTCTAAACCGAGTTTATCTCTCATTTCTTTAGGTATTACTATTCTACCTAATTTATCAAATTTTCTATTCATTAGTTTACCTCCTTATGTTTTATAATCCAATGTCTAAATTTTTTAAAACAGTCACTACAATAATCATATTGTCTTATTTTTTTAAATTGTGCATAAGGTTTATTTTCATCTTCATATCTTTGCTCTATAAGTCTTATCGGATGTTTATCTAAAACCTGATGACAAATACAGCATTTATAATTTTTTCGTTTTAACTTTGGCATATGGTTTATATTCTTCCTTAAATTTTAAATATTTATTTTCACTGTTAATAGTAACTATTGGAAATTCAGAGTCTAATTCAGTATCTCGTTCAACTACTAGATAATCAGTTGGATTAGTTTCATAACTATCGCATACAAACTTGTACATATCTTCTATGCTATGCTTTATATCTAATAGTTCCCATGTTGAAACTTGTCCATAGATTTTATATATTTTCATTTATTTCTCCTATGTAACTCTAAAACTTTTATGTTTTCTTCATATTGCTTTGGTTCTAGAAATTTATTTAGATTTATGTATAGTTCTACACGATCTTGTTGTTCCATTTCAGATTTATCTGCCAAATATTCATTAATTGCTTGTTTTATTTCTAGTAAACTTTGCTTTTTCATTCTTTACCTCCTATAACTACAGCCATTAGTAATGCTCCACAAAAACCCCCTAACATAAATACTAAAATATAACTCATAATAACTACATTCCTCTTTCACAATATTCACTACTATGTCCTGCATTTATACAATTTTCCATGTCTTTATTATTCATACTAAATAAACATGAAATAGTAAGTGTTAAGATAAATAAACCTATAACTATTGCTGTAATTATTTCCTTTTGTTCTTGTCTTTTTTGTCTTTCTATTTGTTCCTTTAAAAATTGTCTTCTATTTTCTCTTGATTCTTTCATAGCTTCTTGTAATGTCATAATTTCACCCTTTCTAAATTTATTTAATAATTGAGGAGGAATTAATCCTCATCAATTATCATTAACTTTTTACTATATCTTAATTTTCTTTTGAATTTATCTCTTTCAAATTCAGTATCGAAATATTTATAAAATATTTTTCTTGTTGTTATATCATATAGTTTTAATTTAACTTTCATATATCACCTCTCTCTTAACTAATACTATTGTACTATAATTGGTAAAATATGTCAATAGTATTTTTGTAAAATTTTAACATTTTTATTATTTTAATATCACAAGAACTTTTGTTCGTAATTACAGTAATTACAGTTAAATCTCTATTTTTATTATTTTTTATTCTTAGCCGAGAAAGCCGAGAAATATAATTTTAAAATTCTCGGTAAACTCGGTAAATCTCTTTAATTATAAAAATAACTGTAGTATCTGTAATTTTTTACTCAAAAACCCTTATAAATAAAGGACTAAAAGCAATTACAGTTGATTAAATTTTCACTGTAATTTTAACTGTAACTGTAATTTTTTATCTGTAGTTTTTTAACTTTCTCTGTAATTAACTGTAATTACTATTTTTTAATTAAAATGCGAACAAAATTCTTATTCCCACAATTTATAACTTTTGATGTTAGATCATATCTAAAACATAATCTCTTTGAAAACTGAATGTGTGTTAATTTTTCTTTATAACCTTTTTCACTTAAAAATTCTAAATAATCTTCATAAACATTTTGAGTGCTACAACCAAGCATTGCTTCTATTGTACGATTTTCAACATATTCATTGATATAATCCGTTGTATTAAGTGTTGTAGGTTTATCACATATTTTAATTAGCATATATTTCCACCTCCGAACTAATTATATCAAAATAACAATTACAAGTCAACGCTTTAATGTGTTAAAGTGTAAATAAAAAATAGACTGACAAAAAATCAGTCTATTTTTGAACATATACTCTATAAGAATTACCTTTTATAGTTTTGATTTTAGTTTCCACATTAAAACGTTTAGATAGTTTCTTACCAAATTCAACTTTACTTAAAGGTGTTAAGTTATCTCTTATGCACCACTCATTGTATTTTTTATAAACTTCTGCTGTTGATTCATTTAATACGTCATCAAGACTAATTTCTTTAAACCATAACAAAATAGGATCATTAGTTTCTTCGTATTCTTCAAGCTCACGTTGTACACTTTCACTAATTGTAAATTTCCTAGCAACAAGTACTCTTTTAAGTCCAGCTATACCTAATTGTATTAAATACTCTAAAGAGTCTTCACTCCTAAGTTTATATTTGATATAAGGGTCAAAATCAGGATCGTTAGGACTAAACCTAGCGTTGAAAGGTATTATAATAAGTCTATCAATAATCGCCTCATTTCCCCTACTTTTACCCATTCTAGGAATGCTGTTAGCACTAAATAACAACTTACAAAAAGGATTAAAATCAAAAGGCTTTTCAAATTTTTTATTTGTGTTTACCCTGTCACCACTGACAATTTTCTTAAACATAGCAGTATCAACAATAAACTCATCAGAAATATCATCGCCAATATTCGCAAGACTACCAGCTAAATTAGCAACTTTAAATTCATGATTGAAGTCCTTTAAATCAAGACTTGACGTGTTATCTTCTCCCAATACTTCACGAATCATATCTAAAAATGTACTCTTACCATTAGACTTTTCACCAATCAAAATAAACGCTTTTCTAAGCTCCGAACGCTTATAAAATGTATAACCAACCACTTCTTCCATTAGAAGTCTTAAGTTATTATCATTACAAGCCAATTTATCAAGTGTTTTGTCTACTACTTCTGTATAAGCATTAGGATTGTAATTGTGATTAATTTTATTAGTAATTATAATAGACGGATCATAATCAATAAGCTCATCATTTTCAACATTATATATTCCGTTCTTGAACGCTATAAAATTAGCACTAGAACCACGTGTATTTTTATTCAAAAGAATGTCTAGGTAAGCTAATACCTCCGCACGTTTACTTTTATTTAAATTTGGAATGTGTTTAATCATTACTGATTCAATTTTATTAAGTCCAGCTACATAAATACCATCTTCATAAATATGCAACTGTCCGTTTATTTTACAAATATGATGTTCACTAATTAAGAACCTAGCGAACTTATCAAATAAGAATTGGTTTTTCTCAAAGAAGTTAGGTTTCTTGAAAGCGTCCTCTCTTAATATCACATGAAGTTCACTATCACTTAAAGAATCACTAACAACATATTTATTAATAATCTCAATACATTCTGTAGCTTCATCTTTACTAAATCCTGCCGACTGCAAGGTTAGGATATAATTAAAGAATGCTTGATTTCTACCGTCACCAGCTCCCATATTATAAAAGTCAATGTTGCTGCTAACTGGGGTTAACCATTTTGGAAGTTCGTCATATTCTTCCCCTTCTAATTTATCCCACTCAACGAAACGTTCCTTATTGTCAAACTTAAGCACTCCATAAGAGTTCTTTTTCCGACCAATCTTAATATCAGCAGTAAGTCCACATGCTAACTTAGTGTGAGTTTTGCAAGTATTTACAATGGTATTCTTGAAATAGAAGTGCTTTCCTCTGGTAGTCTGAAAAACCTTACATTTAAGTTGGTACGCTTCTACAATATCCATCATGATTTCACTTTGTGCAGCGTCATCTATATCAATTAAAATTGTATCTTCACTTAAAACACCAGCATATTCTGATAAGTCTTTGACTTCTTCATAAGACTTCATACTTCTAAAATTGGTTTTTGGAATCTTGTTTGAAGTGGGTAAATAACCCTTAAATAACTCCATAATTAATCACCACCTAACACCTAACAACATCATAAAGATTACAATTATACTAATAAGCAATAGATATACCATTAATCCCATACAAGCTAAATCAAACAGAAATAAAACTGGATCTTTTTTAAATTTTTCTATAATTTTCTTAACCATATCTATTCACCACCTAATTTTCTGCCACAATAAGGACAATATTTTATTAGGTATTGATAGTTTTCAACATCTAATACTGCCTTACCATTTGTTTCATAAATGTGTGTACCTCTATGATAAAATGTACGGTTTCTTTCATATTGAGGTTCAAAAGTTAAATGGTGTTTTACACCCTCGAAACTATCACTCCAATTGTCAGCTACTTCTTCGCAATAAGGACATAGTTCTACACATTCTTTATTTTCGTCCATAATCACACCTTCTATCTTATTCTTTCTAATTTTTCACTTATGATTTTTTCAATATCGTTTTCACTTATATTAAAGAATTGCTTAACTGTTTCACACATAATTAGCACATCAGACAATTCTTCGGTTATATGATTTATGTTTGGTTTACCACGAAAGTATTTACATAATTCTTTCTGTAATTCACTAAGTTCTTCAATTGCTACTATTAATTGATTGTCACCAAGTTTCTTAACTCCTCCTGCTATAATTTGTTTATCCATAATCACACCTCCTACTCTATAACACCAAATTGTTTAAGTCGCTCATTGGTTAAATCTATATACCAAGAGCGATCTAATTTATCTGGTACTTTTTTATTTTTAATATCACTATTGTCTATAAAGCAATGCTCTGGAGTATTAGCGAACTTTTCAGGGTTCTTATCCAGGTTCTTAACTTTATAAATACAAGTGTCACTACTATTCTTACTTGCAAATACTCTAAAGGTTTTATCATTAAGAACTTTTTCATTGTGTAACCCATGCATATACTTACCACTAATCTTAACTATCTTCTGGAACATCATTAAATCATCACAATTATTTATAGTTACCCCTACAGGTATATTTTTAACTATAAAATCAATCATAGCTTTATTTACTATTGGTAAGTCGTTATCAATTGCTGATAGTTCTTTAACATAAGCACCTTTTGACTTCCATGTTGGTTTACCTTTTTCATCGTATAGTTCACCGTATGGAACTACTACATAATTATTTACATCTTTTTGAATAACTTTTTTATAAGAATCAAAACTCATATGAAGTCCTGTTCTTTTTTCCCACTCATAAACAGTATCATCAAGTAAGTCATAATCTTTAGCTTTAATCTTAATTAGAATACCATCAGTGTTACTTTGGATAAGCTCACAAAATGGCTCTATTTTTTCAATTAAATCAACGATTAAAACTTGTCCATAAACACAAACTAATTTTCTATGAAGTGGATCATACATATTATTAAACTGGTCACCTTCTGCACCATAAGTAATGTTACAGATTCGCTTATAAGGTTCACGTTCTTTTTTCTTCTTCTCTTTTTTAAGTCTTAAACTGGTGTGAAGTATATCTTTAAATTTTTCATAATCACTAACAGCACGACTTAGAAGTGAATATTTAATCATAATTGTTGGATATAGTTGGTCAACATCTGCCATAACTAACATTTCATCATCTTTACACTCATATGAATATTTATTCACAGCACCATGTAACCCACCCCAAGCTACTACATGAGGAATTCCAGCAATATCACATTCTAACTTTGCATTATCATTATAGTTATCACTATTCATAAACCAGTCAGCAACAAATTTATACTTGCTCAACTTTAATGTTTCTGGAAGTCTTATGTCCCAATCATCATTAAACTCTTGCTTTACTGCTTCAAGAATAATGGCTGCTAATTGTGCTTGAGTTTTACCTATATATGATAGAGGTAATTTAAATGTTTTAATTAAAGCCATTTGGCTATCAAATTCATTCTTCTTTTGTAAGAATACTTCAATGGTCTGTTCAACGTCATGTCTACAATAAAAGATAGTTTGGTCAAGCTCTCCTGCTGTTAGTTTTCTATCAATATCAAATGGAACTTCTGTTTCTCTTATATCATTACCCATAAAACCTTCAAGAGTTTTCAAACTCCCCATTGTTTTATTACTCATAACATCATAATTAATTAGTGGAAAGTTATTAAACAATCTACTAAATGAATAACCGTTCTTTTTATCTTGAACTATATGTTTAGATATTTTGTAAGGATCAAATCCACAAAGAATACCTTTTAAAATATATTGGTCATATCCTCTGGAGTTGTAACCAATCCATATATCATTTTTATGTTGATTATAATATTCTTCAAGCTGTTCTTTATCATTAACAATAATTTGTTCAGCGTGATTAATAGGGTCTATAAGTACAACTAACCAGTCATACTTAAAGACCTCAAAGTCGTAAAATATAAGCATAACTAATCGTCTACTTTCTCTACTAAATCTGCTTTTATTAAGTCATATAATGTGTCTATTCTTTTTTCATTAACTCTGCAATAAAAACCACTTCTAGTATCAAATATTTCTCTTAATTCTCTATCTTCTTCAGACACCTGTAATACAACCGCTTCTATTTTCTCAGTTACATTTATAAATCTATCCACCAAAATGTATTCATTATTTGGTGTACTATCACTAGCCCATATTGTTTTATAATATTCAAATCCATACTTTTCTAATTCTTTTAAATCTACGTCATCTCTAATCTTTAACACTCTATACCTCCTCACAATATAATTTTGCGTATTCTATTTTATTAGCAATAAATATTTGTCTTGCTTTATCAATAGCTTCTAATGTGTCAGTTGCTTTAACTAATACTTCATTACCATTTTCATTAGTAACAGAATATAATTTAAGCATTTTAATTTAAGCAGCTCCTTAATCATCTTCAATCTTAATTATGATCAATGTTTTATTATAATCTTTAATTCTTTTTCGATAACTAGGTGTTGTATAAAAACTTATTGTTTCAGGTTTAACATTTAATTTTTTAGCCAAATATTCTTTAGTTCCTAAATCGATAAATTTATCACCTTTATATAAAGCATATATTTGCATAATTTCTAATTAACCTCAAAAGAAGAATCAATCTTCTTTATGTTTACTTGTTAAGAACGTAAGTTTTTCAGCTATTATTTTTAGTGATTCTCCTTCAATCCATTGAATTCTTCCTTTGACTCCAACCATATCGCCTTTTTTACAATATTCAACTGTATTTTCTGCAATACCGTTATACAAAGTACAATCTATAAAATCTGTTTCATATTCCCCTTGTTTATTTTTAAAATTTCTAGGTACTGCTAAAGTGATAACACTTTCTTTTTTCCCTTCCTTACTTTCACATATTGTAGGGTCTGAAACTAAACGACCAACTAATACTGTTTGATTTAACATATTTTCCTCCTATCTCATAAAATTGTTAAATGAAAATTTACTCGCTTTTTGATTGTATTTTTTAGCAATTTCAATTGATTTTTGATTATAGTATTCTTCATAATCTTTAATCATTTCTTTTGCTTTCTCTCTTGTAATTTGTCCAGTTCTATATAAAGTTCTAATTTTTAAAGCTTCTTCATATAAACCACTTCCCATATATTACCACCTCCATATTAATATTACGCAATATTAATTATTCTTCAAGGAGTAATAGGTTATTTCTTGATAAATCTCCAACTTCTATTTCATTATAATTATTTTTAATTTTTTCAATATTGCCTTTATAAAATACAAGGACATTTTGATGTGTTTTGGTAACTTTTCTTTTAGCAAAATTAAGTCTACATCTTAATGCTGCTGTTGCAATTTGCTCTAATAGAATGATTTCGTTATAAGTCATTAGACCATTTTCATTAAAGCAATATTTAGTGTAGTCAATAAAGTTTCTATAAAAACCTTGTTTATCTCTTACATCACCAACAACAAACACTCCAAATCTATCATTTTTTAATTTCTTACAAGCAATATCAATAATTTGTTTATAAACTACTTTGAATTGTTCATAATCCATATTGCTAATATCTCTAACATCATCACTGTACACTTCCAAATCTGCATACGGAGGACAGCTAAATATCAAATCGACACTATTATTTTCAACATATAAATCAGCGTTTAAACTGTCATCACAATGCCACGTTGGGTTTAGATTTAATTTTTTAGCGTTTAAAATATTAGCTTCTATTTGTTTTTGACTTAAATCAATACCTGTATATTTGTAACCTAATTTTTCAGCAACAATTCCTCTAACACTTCCTCCAGCAAAAGGATCATAAATAGAACCATTTTTTACGTTAAACCATTTGTAAATAATTTCACATAAAACTGGATCGAAAATACTTGTACCAGTTAAGTTAGCTCCTGTTTTTTCAGCAAGTTGTAATAATCCTTTTCCAAGTAATGCGTCATCTCTTCCTGTTCCACTATCAAGTCCTAACTCTTTCCATGCTCTTTTTCTATCTTGCCAATAGCCTTGTCTAGTATCAAAAATGCTAAAAGGTGGAGCAATGAATTCATCAGTAAGTTTATTAAAAGTTTGAGGTTCTTCAATTACTTTATTTGATTTTTCACTTTCAAATTTTTCAATAACTTCATCTACATTTATGTTTGAAGTATCAATATCTTTAGTTTCAAATCCAAAACTTTCGATATCAAAATTAATAACTTTTAATTCCATTAATTCTGTATAGAGTTTATCTTCGTCCCATGTTGCATATTCACTTACTTTATTGTCAGCAAGTCTAAAAGCTTTAATTTGTTCTGGACTTAAATCGTCAGCTATGATACAAGGAACTTTTTTAAGTCCTAGTTTTCTAGCTGCTTTAATTCTTGTATGTCCTGTTACAATTACATTATTTTGGTCTATAATAATTGGTACTTTAAATCCAAATTCTTTTATTGATTCAACAACTTTGTCAATTGCTGCTTCATTATGTCTTGGATTATTTTCATATTCTTTTAAATCATTGATGTTGATATCTTTGATGTTCAAGAAAGTTCAGCTCCTAAATTATTTTATTTCTCCTACATAATCGTAATAATAGGTGTATTCATCTTTTGCATAACAAGATCCAATATAAGCGTATAAATCTTTGTTATTTTCAATAAATAACGCTAATTTTTGATATTCACAATTGACAATATTTGTTTCTGGACTTCTTACACAACTATGTTTTCCCCACTTACCACAATTATTTTCCAATCGCTTATATAGTTTTGATTTTTTATTTATAAGAATAAATTTAAAACCATTTTCAAATAAATATTTTAATTCTTTAGCGTGTCCATGATTTTGTAATTCGTCATTTTCAGAGAAATCGTAAGATAGTTCAAAATCATTTTCGTTATCTTTTTGAAAACCGTACTCATCTTCTTCGTAATATATTTCAACGTCTAAATCATCAATTTTATTTTCTAATTCAACATCGTGATGACTTTCTACAAATTCTTTATATTTTTTATAATCACTATCTGACCACTGTTTCATAAATTATCTTTGTACTTTTACGTTATAAATAATACTTACATTTTCTTCAACTGGATAATCTTTTGCTAAATCATTAAATAGATCAGGTTCTTTTTCATATAATTTAGCAAGGTCTATCATCTTATCTGTTTCGTATCTGATAACTTTTCTTTCTTCTTTTTTCTCCAATTTAACTTCTTTCATTTAAAATAACCTCCTTATCTATAAATTTATCTATTGTATAATCATTATTTTTAGGAGTTATATTATTGATTCTTTCTTTTGCTATATTGAAATATTTTTCATCAAGTTCTATTCCTATGAAATTTCTTCCAAGTTCTTTACAAGCGACCCCTGTTGTTCCACTTCCCATGAAACCATCAAATATCAAATCGTTGTTTTTACTATGCTTTTCAATACATAATTTTATTAAATCTATTGGTTTTTGGTTTTGATGATATTGTTTATTTCCAGTGACTCTATCGAACTTCCATACATCAGTAATTCTTTTACCGTTAAACAAACATCTACCTTTATTAACCAAGAATAATATTTCATATTGTTTACCAAACTGTGCTTTTAAATCTCCAGCTGTCCAATTGTTTTTAACCCAAATAATCATATTTTTGATTTTAAATCCTGCTTTTTCTAACTCTTGTTTAAAATAATCAACCTTATCACAATTACAAAACATATACATTGCCTTATCATTTTTCAAAATTCTATAACATTCAATTATATAATTTTGAATTAAATCATAGTTATCATCGTTTAGAATTTCACTACAAAAATCATGTGATTTATTTTTTCTATAATTAGTTTTATATTTGATTAAATAGGGTGGATCTGTCACTATCAAATCTATACTTTCGTTTGGAATATTTTTCATTAACTCTAAGCAATCACCTTGTCTTAAATCAATCATTTTAACCTCCCTCCCATTTAAGGGTGGACTATGTGAAATACTTCACATAGTCATATAAATTTTTTATTCAACTTCGTAAATTTCTTCTATTTCGTAAGTTTTGTAACCTTGTTTATTTTCGCCATATTCAAGAGCATATTCTAACTTACCATCAATAGCTTCGTGAATATCTAAAAGCAATTGAGCATATTGAGAATAGCTTTCAAATTCTACTTCTACTCCAGAATCTAAACTTCTTAAGAATTCATTGTTTGAGTGGATCATAAATCCATCATTTGAAGTTCCATAAACTACTTTGTTATAGAATATTAAACTATTCTTAAATTCTCCATTTAAAATCTTGAACCAAATTGAAACCATTGGATTTTGTGGTTTACTCTTATCTCTTGCGTTTCCGTTTGAATCTGTATTACTCATTGTAAGTTCCATTTTTTCAACTTTTACTTCATAAGTACCAACTGGAACTTCCTTATAGTTGCCACCATTTTCAGCAGCTTCCTTTATATCTTTTTCTAACCCCTCAATATCAACTGTTTTATCAAATTTTGTAAAATCCATAATTATTTCTCCTCCTTATTTCTACTAATTATTTTTTCAATTGACCTATAATCATAACTATAGTGATATTCATCTTCTTCAAACTCAAACCATTCATCACATGTATAATTAACTGTTACGATTTCACCTTCATATTTTTTCATGTCTGACATATATCCACATTCAAAATCATCAATTTTATCTAAATCATGTTTAATTAAAACTTTATCTCCAATGTGTACAGTTTTATGATTATAGTCTTTTGGTTGCTTAACTTCTTGTTCTTCATCATCAGTAGTAAACATATCATTAACGTTATCAATTATTATATTGATAGTTTCACTTAATTTGTCTCCAAATTGTTTAGTTAATTCATCAAACTTTTTTGCTTTATCATAAAGCTCATTATATTTTTGTAAACTTAAATTTACATAACTATTATCTTCCATTAATCCTCCTTATTTTTATTTCCATTAAATATTTTATTTAATGGATTACTTTCTAATTTTATTTTTTCCATTTTTTCTTTGTGGTTGAAATACATTGTTTCAGCCATTAAAATTGTTAAACCTACAAGTGCTATTGTTGCGAATATTAACACTGTCATTATTGTTCCTCCTTATTTACTAAATAGGCTTTACTCCAGAAACCTTTAGTATCATGTTTTAATTGTTTTTCAATTTTCATTAATTCAAAGTATTCTTGTTCGCCATGCTTATTTATTTTTTCTTGGCGATCACAAATAATATCTTGAATTAACTTTTTAACTTTTTCAAACGGATAATAGTATCTAGTATAATCAGTTTTTTCTCTTTTAAATGCTTTGATATCACTTCTCAAATTGTATTTATAATTTAAATACTTTTTTCCGTTATGGTTACTAATTCTTATCGAATTACACATTCCATAATCAAGTTTTAAATAAATACTATCTGTAGAATAAGCGTCATATCTTTGAACTATAAAACCAGCATTTATTAATTCACTAGATAATCTATCAGCCATTTCACTTATTTTATTCTTCGACTCTTCTTCTGCGTCTACGAACTGGAGCTTCTTCACTGGGAGTAACTTTAATATCACCATTAGAATTAATTTCAACTTTTGTTCCCATTTCTTCTGGTGCTTTAGGTTGTGCTTCTTCCTCTACAACTTCACGTGGTTTACGTGTTCTTCTAACTGGTTGTTCTGGTGTTTCAGCTTCAACTGGTTCAGCTGTTGCTGTTTCAGTTGGTACATTTGCTGTTCCGTCTAGTTCCATTGTAGGAACTTCAACTACTTCTTTTGGTTGTTCCTGTACTGTTTGTACGCTTCCTTGTACTCCTGATACATCGTTTTGTTCTTTTTCACTTTTTTTTCTAGTAGTTTTCTTTTCAACTGTTTTAACAGTTCCTGAATTTGCTTCATCATAAACTTTCATCAACTCCTCATATTCGCATGGAATCTCATTTACTTGAACATTTAATCTTCCTCCACCAAAGATAACTTCATTAGTCTTGAAACTAATAACTCTGTTATTATCATCTGCAACAACCCTTGCTACTAAATCAACCATACCTGCAATTTTTAACGCTGGTTTATCACCTAGGTTTGGTTTAATACTAGTGATCTTGTCACCTGATTTTTTCATAATGTCTTTTGAAGTATCTTCATGACTAATTAAAATGATATTTTCATAGTTCAAGTTCATTAGTCTTTTAATAGTACTTAAATATTCAGTTCTTACTTTGTCCCAAGCTCTGAAACTATCATCACTTTCATGTGTAATCCCTAGTTGGTCATACATATAAAGTCTGCATTGTTCGTAAGTATCTTCGATTAAATCAAGTACTATTGTTTTAAAATCATTTTGCTTTTTCTCAAGTTCAGATATAACATCTTTTAGAACCTCCCAAGCAAATTGTTTTTTAGTAATTCTACCTTCTACTGTTACGATATCTTTAATATCAATATGAGGTGGTATACCTCCAGGTAGTTGAGTATAGTTTCCATCAGTACTTAATAATAAGATGTCTGGAAAACTATTAGCTAAATAAGTCTTACCACTAAATGGTGCTCCATATAGCCAAATCTTTCTTTTTGTAACCTCACTGTTACTTATTCTTTCATTTTTAGGTAATTGCATATCTATATCCTCTCCCTTCTCACAATACCTTTGAAATTCGCACCAGTCACATAAGCGACTAGGCTTTTTTATATACTCAACGCAATTCATTGCGTGAATACCATTATTTAAAAATTCAATTACTTTGTTAGGATCGTATTCAACCTTAACAAATTCTAATTGTTTATCCTCTAAATCCTCAAACACACGCTTTCTAAATTCTTGAATCGTTTCGTCTTTTGGATTAGTCTTATTTTTATACTTTATTTTTAAATTACATTTTGGAACAAACATGAAATACATATCTCTTATATATTTATCTGGGTTCAGTTTTTCAAAGAAATATTTATATTCATGAAGTTGTCCACTTTCTAAATAATTTTTAACATTATTTGAATACTTCCAATCATATAGATCATAGATATAAACTTCGTCTCCGTTTTCATCATAATCAACATCAACTGGAACTAAATAATCTATATATCCTACAAAGTCCTCACCGTCTGCAATTTCTATTTCGTGAAGTCCTCCAGCTGGAATAGCTTCTTTAATTTTTGGAATCCAGTATTCAAGTTTAATTGCTTCTGTTACATGATTATCATTAATTACTGGATAAGCATTGTAATATTCTTCAATTGCTGCTTCAACATTTTTTTCTATTCCTGTGTGTAAAGCGTGTCCTAAAATTAAAGCACTTTGTGGATCATCTGTTGGTAGTGTTTTTAGTCCATCGATATACCTTAATTTAAATTGGTAAGGACATTTATTAAAACATTCAACTCTACTATGACTTAGTTTCATTGTTTGTCACCTCCTCATTAAAACAATACTCATTAAAATTTAAAGGTAGAAATTTAATTTCAAAAGGTAAAACACATCTAACTTGTCCATTTTCATATTCAACTATTCCTTTAGTTGATCGATTTAATAAAATATCTGTCGTGTCTGCCCATCTATGAAACAATGCTTTTTGACCATTAATCAGACATGGTCTTAATTTATTAGTGATTTTAATTTCACTATTTAGTGCTGTCATTTTCCACCTTCTTATTGGTACGTTTTAACCATTTCAAATATTTTTCTTCAACTTTTTCATATTCTCCAGAACAATAAACGCATTCGCCTGTTTTATTGTAAAGAGTCATTTTTCCACAATCTTTACATCTATGTTTTGGTTCTTTACCAAATAAAGTTTTAATACGATTTATTTCATTATTCTTTTTAACTTTTCTTGCAAAATTACTCATCATTCACCTCCGTTATTTCTAAAATATCAGCATATGGATTACCCATATAAAACGCATACTGTGGATTAATACCTTCTTCAACTTCAATTTCAGTAACTAAGATATCATTACCTTTTTGATATTTGATTTTATATTTTTTCACTCATTTTTCACCTCCGAGTCTTCTTATTCTCTTAATATTTTTTGTTGCTTTACGATAGCAACTCCATGAGCATTGCCATTTATATACACGATGGTCTATTGTTGTTTTATAAACCCAATCTGTACTTGGTGGGTAGAACTCTTTATTACATTCAGTACAATGTTTTTTAAGTAGTCCTAATGACAATTTAATCTACTCCTTATCAAATAATTTTTGTTGTTCCCAATCTATCAATTCTGGTCTTTTAATTAAGTCATTGACTAATAGTTTAAAATCTTCAAATTGGTCAGGGTATAAAATTATTGACATACCTCCAGCTTCACGAATTTTACTTCTATGATGTATTTGTAATGGACTTGGTTTTCCTCGTTCTGCTTTAACTTCTATTGCTAGAAAATAACCATTAACGCAAGCTAGAATATCTGGAATACCACTTTTAGTCATACGATTAGCAAAATATTTGACATACCAACAACCTTTTGAATCTAAATATTTTTTTATTTTATTCTCAAAAGTTTTTTCAGCAGCCATTATTTAATCACCTACTTAAATGTGTATCTATATGATCCAGCACGTTTAGTTACTTTTTCATAATCTTTAAGTAAATCTTTGTATAATTCAGGTTCTTTAGTTTCTAATTTCTTTAAATCAATACTTACTGATTCACTTGGTTTAGAATAACTAATTGTTATAGTTTCATCTTTATAACCTTCCTCTGTTAGATATTCTTTCTCTAACATTTCCTTAAAATCTTTAATATGTTTTTCTGCTTTGTCCTTTTCTTGTTGCCAATAACTTAATTCATCTAATAAATCTTTCATAATTCCTCCTCTTCCTCGAATAATTTATCTGTATAATCTCGGCGTTCTGCTAACACCTTATAAATTTTTTCCTCAATAGAATTTCTACAAATCAACTCATAATAGAAACAAGTTTCTTTTTGTCCAATTCTATGAGTACGCTTTTTACTTTGTTCAAATAACTCACTGCTAAGTGGTGGTGTAAAATAAATAATCTTATTTGCTTTTTGTAAATTTAACCCCATCGCTCCAGCTTGATATTGTATAACTGTGACACTATTGTCGCAGTTCTCATAGTTGGTTAAGTCTTTACCTTTACCATTAACAACTGAATATGGTCTGTTTAACTCTTCACACAACTCAACAATAATTCTTGCTTCTTCATTAAAGTTGTAAAATATGATGATACGGTCATCTGATGACTCAAGTAAATCTTTTAACGCTTCTAATTTATTAGCGTTGTATGATCCACATAATTGACGCTCGTATAACATTTTAGTAAGTGTTGTATCACCAATAAACTCTTTATTATCTATATCAACAATTCTATCTCGTTTGAATGTTCTATATTCTGGTGTAGTATTAACTTTAATTTTATTGAATACTTGCTCTGGTAAATCAAATACTTCATCAGTCTTTAAGAACCTACAACCATAATCACGCATTTTTTGTTTAAGTCTATCTACATTTTTATAACCTCTGACAACTTTTAGTGGAAAACCTTGATTGTCAATTATTTCAGTATCAACATATTGTCTCCAGAATAAGTCTTTACTTATTGACCAACCTAACATATGAAGTTGTGACCATAACCTTTCATACTTTCCACTAGTGGGTGTACCAGATAGAAGTATTAAGTTTTTATAATTTAACTTCATAATGAATTTAGATCGTTTAGCTTGTTCATTTTGAATAAGTGAACTCTCATCTAACATTAAAGTAAAATCTTCTAAATATAAAAGTTGTTTACGTCTGAATGCTAATTCATAATTGATAACACCTAATTGATAAAAATCAAATTCATTAGCCATTTCAGTAAAACTTATAAATTCATCAAATTCTTTTTTATTAGTTAAATTTTTAACTAACACTTTTTCTTTATAGTTATTTTTAAAATGTTCTATCCAATCATCAATTTTGGATTTTTGACAAATAACTAAATTTACATTAGCTCCAAGTCTTATGAGTTTTTCAGCACCAACATAAGTTTTGCCAAGTCCCATATCTAAGTAATAAGCAACTTTGTTTTTATCTTTGGTGACTTCTAACTCATTAATCTGAAAGTCATATAAATTAATCATTTTTATTATTACTTGCTAGGAATGTTACTCTTTCAGCTATTATTTTTAACTTCTCATCATGTAATTTAGCAAGTCTTCCTTTTATTCCTATCAAGTCTCCTTTTTTACAATATTCTGCTGTTGATTCTGCAATTTGACCAAATAATTTTACTGGGATAAAATCTGTTTCGTATTCCCCATTCATATTCTTCCAATACCTTGGTATTGCTAATGTAATATTCGTTTCCTTTTTTCCATTTTCAGTTTCGTTTATTTCTGGGTCTGAAACCAAGCGACCAACTAATGCTAATCCATTTGTCATATTTATTTCCTTTCTTAAAATGTTCTCATTGGAACTATTAACCCAACTAACTCATTGTGTTCATAAACAAGCACTGGTTGAGTTTCACCTTTGATTTTTAAAGTATAATTTTCAAACATATCAAGATACTTTATGTTAATTAATACTTCAAAATCACTCTCTTCACTTCTTAGATAAATACCAGTTATACTATCGTTTTGTTGAACCAATCTATTAGTTTTGATTGCTGGTATATAACCATCTTCATTAAAGAAATGAACCAAATCAGTTGTTTTTAATTTATTCATGTCTAACATGAAATCTTCATTTTTTAATATCCACACTCTATAAGAATCACTTACATAAACTTTGTCGTGAACTAATTGAGCATATAACCTATTATCTTTCTTATAGTAAAGATTTAATAATTCTTTATTTAATTTTTTTACTTTCATTTATTTTCCTTTCTTAACTAATTCTTTAATAACATCTGCTAGTAATACTCCAGTAGTAACTTGTAATACAGCAATAACAAATGTCATTATAATTCCTCCTTGTGATTTTCTTCACATACTTTATTAAAATTTTTTTCGCCTGCGTATTTTTTAAGTTGTTCTTCACTTATGTGATAGGTCCAGCGACTACTCATTTTTACAGCTGTTCCAATTGGTAGCACTCCTCTTTGAAGTCCAATTCGTACAAACTGTGGACTCTTACCTAATATTTTAGCTGCTTCGTTAACTTTCATTGTTCAATCTCTCCCATGAAAATTGTATCAACATCATCGATTGTTAAATTCAATTCAAGAGCGATCTTCTTAACATCATCTAAACTAAATTTAGTTTCTTTCTTAAGTTTTCTACTTGCTGCCCCTGGTGTGATATTTAAGATTTCGGCTAGATAATTTCCAAAATCTTTTCTGCCATTTTGAAGCATTCTTTTCATTAACTCTTCCAATCTGTATCACCTCCTCGTATCCTTGGTACAATACTGTTATACAACAGATTTTTAAAAAAGTCAACAACTTTTTTGATAAAAAGTATATTTTTTATACTTTACAACAAATAATTTACACTGACTTTAGTTTAAATTCAATAAAAAAGGCGTATTTTTAATACGTCAATTGTTACCAGTTTCTTTTGTATCTTACCTATAGTATTCTATAGATACAGGAGGTGTTTCATATGAACGCAGGAAACATTATAAAAGAATTAAGAAATAAAAAAGGACTCACTCAAGATGAACTTGGCGAAGTCCTAGGAATTAAAAAATCAGCAATTCAAAAATATGAAAGTGGAATGATTACAAATTTAAAACTAGATACTCTACAAACATTATGTAATTATTTTGGAGTTCCAGTTTGGATATTCATCCATCCAGAAAGAATTAAAAATTTAGATGAAGTAATTGATTTTTATTCTGATATTTATGATGGTGAAGCACTTCGAAAACTAAATAGAAAAGGACAAGGAAAACTTAAAGAGTATTTAAATGATTTACTTAAGATAGGAGAATATACAGAATGAAAAGAGCTAACGGAGACGGATCAGTATTAAAACTTGGAGGTAAACGCAGAAATCCATACGCTGTAAGAGTTACTTTAGGGTGGAATGATGAGGGTAAACAACTTCTTAAATATATTGGTTACTATAAAACAAAAACAGAAGCCAAGAAAGCATTAAATGAATACTTGGTTAATCCTTATGATTTAAATACAAACGATATCACTTTAATAGAAGTATTTGAAAAATGGAAAAGCACTTCTGATCTTGCTGAAAAAACAATGAAGAACTATGTGAGTGCATTTAATAAAGCTGAACCAATTCACAAAATACCAATTAAAGATATTAAAATTCATCATTTAGAAAGCGTTATTGAAACACTTTCACCACATATGAAGAAAGTATTTAAAAATGCAATAGGTCAAGTTTATACCTATGCTGAAAAACATGAGATAGTAGATAAAAACCCAATGAACTTAATTACAATAAAACAAGCAGCTGTTAGTGAGAAAAAGCCGCTTACATCCAAAGATATAGAGTTGCTCCTAAGTTATGAACATGAACTTGCAGATACAAGTAAAATTATGCTCTATACTGGAATGCGTGTCACTGAATTATTAGAACTTGAAAATGCAAAAATAAATTTTGAAGAAAAATATCTAATAACTGGAGTTAAAACAGAAGCTGGTAAGAATCGTATAATTCCAATTCATGAAGAAATACTTCCACTAATTGAAAAACGATATAATCCGAACAATAAGTATTTCTTATCATATAGAAATAAGAAAATTGCTTATAGAAGTTACAGGTCAATGTACTGGGATAAAATGCAAAAAGATACAGGACTTGAATTTACACCACATAATTTAAGACATACATTTGCAACATTTGCAGATAGATTAAACCTAAATAGAATTGCCATTAAAAGGATAATGGGACACTCATTAAAAGACGTAACAGATATGTATACCCACAAAGAATTAAGTGAGCTATTGGAAGAAATAAATAAATTGAAATACTAAACTTTGTATACTACGTGTATACTACCTTTTTAGATAAATTCCACGTGGGCAGTTAAGTTTGTATCTTACGTGTATACTACAGAAAAAATTTTAGGGTGTTTTATAGCACCCTAAACGCCTTTATATCAACGTTTTGCTTATTTAATAAGGTTCAAAAACTCTTGCCTGAAAGTTACAAAACCCTATTAAATCAACGTTTAAGGACAGTTTTGTGTACTACGTGTATATTACAAAAATACTTTCAAAATTAGTATAAAACATATTTGAGTTGGTAACAATGTAATTCGTGGAGGTGGTTAAATTGCACTGATTAAAGTTTTACACGTTATCAGAATATCTTATCCAAAAATAAAACCAAAACAAAAATACGTTTTCTAAGCTAGATTTAACCAATTGGATTGAAAATTCCATGTCGTCTTATGTTTCAAAAACGTGTAGTGTATATGATAGTCCATAGTGTATATAAAATTAAAATTTAAAACGGTTACTAATCAATTTTATGTCTTCGTAATATATGCCGAATGTTTCAGAAGATAAGAAAAAGCAGGTAGAGTTAACCCTAAACTCTACCTGCTTTTTTATTTTACTTATAAGTATTTTTAAGCATATCTTTTAAAATTTCTGCTGAACGTGTAAATTGATCCATTTCATAATCGTTCAATTTTATTTCAGTTACTTCTTTAACCCCACTTCTATTTATGATACAAGGTGTAGAAATACAAACATCATTTTGTCCATATTGACCTTCCATAAGAACAGAAACAGGTAAGATCGCATTTTCATTATTTAGAATTGCTTTTGTGATTCTTGTTAAGCTCATTCCAATACCATAAAAAGTTGCACCTTTTCTATCTATAATGTGATAAGCAGCGTCCCTTGTATTTTCAAAAATCTTTTTAAGTTCCGTTCCGTCATCTGGATTATTGCGTCTTGTTAAAACACTATTCATTGTTTCGATTCCAATACTTGCTTGACTTAATACTGGGAACTCACTATCACCATGTTCACCCATAATAGCAGCGTGTACGTTTCGTGGATCAATACCTAAATAATTTCCTAGCATAACCCTATATCTTGCACTATCAAGAGTTGTACCACTTCCAATAACACTGCTTGCTGGAAGTCCTGACGTTTTATAAACAATATAAGTTAATACGTCCACTGGGTTACTTGCTATTAAAAATATACCATCGAATCCAGACACCATAATTTGTCTTGTAATACGTTGAATAATATTTGAGTTTTTATAAACCAGTTGAAGTCTTGTTTCATCTGGTTTTTGTGGAAGTCCTGCTGTTAATACAATTAAATCAGCGTCATTACAATCAGAATAATCACCAGCCCAGACTTTAGTTGGACTTGGAGCAAACGCCATACCATGCATTAAATCCATTGCTTCCCCTTCTGCTTTTTCTTTATTGATATCAATTAAAACAATTTCTTCTGCAACTCCTTGATTAATCATTGAGTAAACATAACTACAACCAACAGCACCAGTACCAATTAAAACAACTTTGTTAATTTTATTTTTCATTAATTTAACCTCCATTTTTGCAGTTTTTCTGCAAATTTTACAAATTAATTATCAAATTTAGTATTCCAACGATAGTTAGAAATATAACGCTTATTTTAATTGTGAACTTAAATAACTCATTTTCACGTCCAGCAAGTCCAACAGCAGCTGCTGCAACAGCTACACTTTGTGGACTTATCATTTTAGCCATATCACCTCC